CCCCTCGGATCGTCATAATGCGACCGACCCCAAGCTCTACATGGATCGCCTCGCTGACTTCGTGGCTGAGATCCGCACGGTATTGCCGAAAGACACCCCCCTCCAAAACACCGTCGATGAGATCGCTTCGCTGATCAATTCGACGCGGTACAAGCTCAAATTCCTTAGCTGATGGACAGGCAGCGCCTCGCCAGTGCTCTCGCGTATCTCGATGCGATTCGCAATCGATTGGTAAACGAGGCGCCCATGATGGTTCCCGATGAATACGGGCAGCGGATGGGAGCCGAGGGCGAGCGAGGGCCAAGTCTGCGTGAGGTTGGACAACGCACTGCCGAAACAGGGCAGCGATTAGTGAGCCTCGATCAACCGCAAGATGCGACCGCGGCAGATATCACGGCAGACATTGCAGCAGGGTTTACCCCCTTACAGTATCCGCAAGCGATTCGAGATTTCGAGCGGGCAAGGCGGGAAAGCGATCTGGTTGGCATGGGATTGGCCTCGCTTGCCGCAATTCCCGTGGCGGGAGGTGTCGCGAAAGCCGTAAACATCGCAAGAAAAGGCGATGTTGCTGCGGAGCGATTAGAGGCATTACGCATCGCCCAGCAGAATGCGGCAAAGCCGGTCAGCGAAGGTGGTTTAGGGTTGCGACCCGACAACACGCCCGAAGAGCGAGCCGCAGCAATGGGTTTCACGACGCCTGCTTATCATGGTACGACCGGCGACGTTCGCAATTTTGAGAAAAAATATCGCGGATTCACGACCAGCGCACCATCAGCCAAGCGCGCAGATTTTGCTGCATCAGAACCAACGGTGGCGGTAGGGTATTCATTGTTAGGCGAAGGCCGAGAAGCTGCAGACTTGCAGCGCCAATTAGCAGCAGCAGAGCAAAGCCGAGATTTTGATAAGGCTGAGGAATTGACGGAGCAACTTGAAGATGTGGTTTTCGGCAAACGAAACCAAATTGATAAAATCTCCGATGCTCGATTTGAGGCCGAAAACAATTTTAATAAAGTTCTAGAAAAATACGGCGTACAACAAGATTTTCTGTCGAACCGTCCGGATATTGGCGATTTTAAAGAAGAATCCGAAATGTTGGCTCGGCAAGCCGTGCGAAAAGAGGCGTATGAGCGGGCATTGCGAAAAGTTCCCACGGTTGTGGATCAAGAAAAACTATACGACGAGTTTGAAAAAGTTCACGGCGGCAGAGTTTTGTGGGAAACGCGCAAGCAATACGAAGAAATAGCGGCTGACATTGAACGCAAAAACCCAGAACTCGGGCGACTTTATCGAGCGTTGAACGCTGGCGATTGGGAATCGATGCCAGAGTTTCAAAAAGATCCGCAAGCGCTGGGTGAATTAACTCAGGCATTTCGAGATATTAGCCGGTTAGATGCTGATTATTACGGGGCGGGTGTCCCGTCCGGTGCGAACGTAATGCCTTTGATGCTGCGAACCGAAGGCATGAACGTGAAGGATTTTCGGGGTAGTCGGTATCGCGATGAAAGCTACAACGAATTGATTAAGGAGGCGGCGGCGCAACGTCGGCCAGGTGTTGTCATGCAACAAACCTACGATCCAGGTCAAAGGGCGTACAACGAGCTCACCGATATTTATGCGATTACCGACCCTTCGAGAATTCGATCCCGATTCGCAGCATTTGATCCCGCTAAACTGACGAGCCCTGACTTGTTGGCAGGAGTAGCTGGCCCCACTGTATTAGCAGCCGCCCTGATGGAGCAGGAGCGCCGCAAGCAGGAACGGCAAAAGGAAGGTTTGTAATGCCTAGCACCAGCCCCAAACAAGCAAGGACGATGGCGGCAGTAGCTCACGACCCGCAATTCGCTAAACGCATGGGCATCCCGCAGACCGTCGCCAAAGAGTTTAACCAGGCCGACAAAGGCAAAAGACTTGCCGCAGCCATGAAGATGATGCGAAAAAAGGATTAACCGATGCACGTTCCCCGCGAGGTAATTTTTAATTTGGGGAACGGCACACGATACGTCCGTGCCTCGCAAGGTGTGCCCGCCACCAAGACGTAAGCGGGCGACATTGTTTCACCAATGATCTAAAGTAGAGCGATACAGATGGCGAGAGGAAAGAAAACAGGAGGAAGGCAGGCAGGAACGCCTAACAAAGCGACTCTGGCCGCCAGAGAGGCTATCGCGACGTTTGTAGACGGCAATGCAGACCGCCTACAAGGGTGGCTAGATCAGATCGCAGAGGAGAAAGGGCCACAGGCTGCTTTCGATTGCTTCAGCACTCTGCTCGAGTATCACGTTCCGAAGATGAGCCGCACCGAGCTCACAGGGCAAGATGGTGCGCCTCTGGTAGTGGAGATCACGCACTTTGCGGATAAGGCTTCCAAATAACTGGAACCCTCGCCCCTACCAATTGGGGGTGTGGAAGTATCTCGAGACGGGCGGCACGCTCGCTGAACTGGTTTGGCATCGTCGCTCGGGCAAGGATGAGGTCGCTCTGCACTGGGCAGCGTGCGCGGCCTTTAAGCGTGTCGCTAACTACTGGCATATGCTCCCTGAGTACGCCCAGGCACGCAAAGCGATCTGGGAAGCGGTTAACCCACACAGTGGCAAACGCCGCATCGATGAGGCTTTCCCGCCTGAAGTCCGATCAAATACCCGCGATCAAGAGATGCAGATCGTGTTTAAGAACGGCTCAACCTGGCAGGTAGTGGGCAGTGACAGTTACAACCGCCTGGTCGGCTCGACGCCTGCAGGGGTGGTGTATTCAGAATGGGCGCTGACCAACCCCGCAGCGAGAGGTTATTTGCGCCCGATCTTGGCCGAGAACAACGGCTGGCAGATCTTCATCACGACGCCTCGCTCGCGAAACCATGCTTACATGAGCTTCAAGGCAGCAGAGAAAAACCCTGACGCTTACGCAGAAAAGCTCACAGCGATCGACACGGGCGTGTTTACGCCAGAGCGGCTAGAAGAAGAACGCCTCGCCTATATCGAGAGCTTTGGCCAGGACGAAGGTGAGAGCCTATTTGCCCAGGAATATCTCTGCAGCTGGGATGCGGCGATACTTGGTAGCTTCTACGGCCATGAGATCCGCAAGGCTGAAGAGCAGGGCCGCATTACGCAAGTGCCGTATGACGAACACGCACCCGTGCACGTATCGTTTGATATCGGCTACACCGATGACACCTCGATGTGGTTCTACCAGGTGATTGGCGGCGAGATCCATGTGATCGATTTCTACTCAGCGTCGGGCCTCTCAACGCCCGCGGTGGTTGAGATCCTGCAGAGCAAGCCCTACCGATACGGCAAGTTCCAACTGCCGCATGACGCGAGAGCTAAGACGTTTGCGAGCGGTGGGAAGTCAGTCATCGAGCAGATGGCCGCGCAACTCGGGATCGGCAACATGATGATCGTGCCAAATCTCTCGGTGCAAGATGGCATCCAAGCGGTGCGCCAAATGTTGCCTCGAGTGTGGTTCGATGCCGAGAAATGCGAGCAGGGCATCGAGGCCTTGCGTCAGTATCAGCGCGAGTGGGATGACGATAAGAAAGCATTTCGCTCGACACCGAGACACGATTGGTGTAGTCATCCCGCAGATGCGTTTAGAATGATGGCGGTGGCCTGGCGCGCAGAGCCTAAAGCAGACGCAGCGCCAGATCCCAAGGTGTTGTATATCGGCCCACAGAACGAAGTCACACTGAACGATATGTGGGCAGTGCATGAGCGCTCAACGAGCAGGAGAATGCGGATATGAGTGGTGTTTCCAATCCTTATCGCTACCCGTTTGTAGCGCTCGGTACGTCGGCGACGAGTACCTTCGGCGCGACAGGTGATTACGTTCACCGTGCGGTGGTTGCGGTCACAACGGCGGTTTCGGCTGATTGTTCGCTCGCAGTAGGCGGCACGACGATCGTCGCGCTCCCTGCCGACACTCCGAAAGGCGTGTACGACATCGAGCTCAACATTGCGACCACAGGCTCGGTCACGGCAACGACGAACGGCGGTAGTACGATCACGGTGGTCGGTCTCTTTACGCCATGAGCAAGCCAGGCCTCTACGCCAATATCCTGGCGAAGCAGGAGCGGCAGAAACGCCAGCGTGCCGAAGGTCGGCCCGTTGAGCGTACCCGCAGGCCTGGTGAGCCTGGTGCTCCGACCGCCGAGGCATTCCGCGAAAGCGCGAAAACCGCGAAGAAATGAGCGCAGCCTGGCAGCGTGCAGAAGGAAAGAACCCCAAGGGCGGCCTGAACGCCAAGGGGCGTGCGTCTTACAAGCGTGAGACGGGCGGTGAGCTCAAGCCTCCGGTGAAAGCTGGCGACAATCCTCGCCGCGCTTCTTTCCTTGCTCGAATGGGCAATATGCCTGGCCCGATGGAAGAGAACGGCAAGCCGACTCGGTTGGCACTGGCGTTACGGGCTTGGGGTGCGTCAAGCAAAGAGGACGCCAAAGCGAAAGCTCGAGCGATATCAGCCCGAAACGAACGGAAGGGTTAACGATGGCACAGGTCACGAACAACGAGCTCGAGCGTTATCTCCGCACGACAGCGACCTACGACAACGAGTTCGCCAAATGGCAAAGCCGTACCAAAAAGCTCATCAAGCGTTATCGCGATGACACGCGAGGGCAGACGGGCAACGAAACGGCGAAGTTCAATATCCTCTGGTCAAACGTCCAGACGCTGATCCCTGCTGTATTTGCCAAGCTCCCAAAGGCTGACGTTTCGCGTAGGTTTGGTGACAACGATCCCGTCGGTCGCGTGGCGTCTATGCTCGCCGAGCGCGCACTTGATTTTGAGATCGAGCATTACAGCGATTACCGCAGCGCCTTGCGCTATGCCGTTGAGGATCGATTCCTTGGGGGCCGCGGCACGGTGTGGGTGCGCTATGAGCCCCATGTTGCCCCCCAAGGCGTCGAGGATGACGGTGTACTGATTACCGGCACGATCGAAGCAGGAGAGGGCGCACCGCCGAGCCTTGAGCAGATTGAATACGAGCGAGCGCCCGTCGATTATGTGCATTGGCGCGACTTTGGGCATTCGCAGGGCCGTACCTGGGAAGAGGTCACGCAGGTTTGGCGCTGGGTTTACATGACCCGCGAGGCGATGGTCGAGCGCTTTGGCGAGGAGATGGCGCGCAAGATCCCGCTCGACCAGGGGCCAGAGCCGATCAACGTCTACAACGACAGCGCCCGTAGCTTCAACCGAGCGAAGATCTGTGAGCTTTGGGATAAAGAATCGCTGAAGGTTTATTGGTTCTGTAAGGGGTTGCCACAGTTCATCGACGTTCGCGATGACCCGCTCGGCCTCGAAGGCTTTTTCCCGTGTCCGAAGCCGCTCTATGCGACAACGACGAGCGATAGCCTGGTGCCGGTGCCTGACTTTGTGTTGTACCAGGATCAGGCGGTCGAGCTCGATATCCTCTCCGATCGCATCGACGGGTTAGTAAAAGCCTTGCGGGTGCGTGGTGTGTACGACGCAAGCCAACCCGCCCTGCAGCGTTTGATGACGGAGGGCGACAACAACGCCCTGATCCCTGTAGATAAGTGGGCAGCATTCGGCGAGAAAGGCGGCCTCAAGGGCAGCATCGACCTGCTCCCGATCGACACCATCGCGCAGTGCTTGATCCAGTGTTACCAGGCACGCGCTGACATCAAGGCGCAGATTTACGAGATTACGGGCATTAGCGACATCATTCGCGGTCAGACGGCAGCGAGTGAGACGGCGACAGCGCAGCAGATCAAGGGCCAATACGCCGGCCTTCGCTTGCGTTCGATGCAAGAGGATGTGGCGCTATTCGCCACAGAGGTCTTGCGCCTCAAAGCACAGATCATGCTGATGCACTATGAGGAAAAGACCATACTGCAATACGCAGCTGCCGATCAGATGAATCCAAATGATCAGCAGATGGTGCCGCAGGCGCTGCAGCTGCTACGCGACAAACCGCTACGCACTTTCCGCATCGATATCGCGGCCGACAGTCTGGTGCAGATCGACGAGCAGCAGATGAAGCGCGATCGGTTGGAGTTCCTGCAGGCCTTTGGCGGGTTCCTAAACCAGGCGCTCCCCGTCGGCCAGGCAGCCCCTGAAATGGTGCCGATGATGATGGAACTGTTGAAATTCGGCGTTCAGGCGTTTAAGGCAGCCAGGCCGCTCGAGGGCGAGCTTGACCTGGTGGTGAGCCAAGCGAAAGAACAGGTGGCGAATCCGCAGCCCGATCCCGCCTTGGAAGCACAGCAACAGCAAGCGCAAGCCATGCAGCAAATGGAAATGCAAAAAGCGCAGATGGCCGCACAGGCCGAGCAGGCGAAGCAACAAACGCAGTTACAGGTCGAGCAACTCAAGGCGCAGAACGACTCGCAACTCGAGCAGATGCGTCAGCAGTTCGAGGCCCAGATCGAGCAGCAAAAGCTCGCCGCGCAGCAGCAGATCGAGAAATACAAAGCCGACCTCGATGCCGCAACGGCGGTTATGGTCGCTCGCATACGCGCCAACCCAGGGCTCGATATCCCTGCACTCGAGGCGCAACAAGCGGTGTCCGAAAAGGTTATGGCCGATATGGGCGCCGATGTGCGGGCGCAACTCGATCGCATCGCGCAGCTGTACGAGCAGATGGCGAACTCGAACAACGAGAATATGTCGGGCGTTCGCGCAGCGCTCACGACGCTCACCGCTCCGAAACGGATCATTCGCGGGCCCGATGGCCGAGCG